GGGGGTGGGGGCGGGGTAATTGGGGAATTTTGCCTTCACAACCTTCACACCTTCACACTTTAGGGGGGGTGGACCGGGGGTCTACCGCAGTATGGCATGGGGGAGGCCCCGGTGTCAAGGAGAATTTTGGGGCCGGGCTGCGCCCGGGGTATGATGAGAGGGGTTGCTTGGGCGGGGGCCCTGTGGTACAACGGGAGGGCCTCGTGCAAAAGGAGAGACTATGGACGACGAGAAGAAGGATTCCACCATCCTGGGGCCCGCTGGCCTCTTCAAGGTGGCTTCGGAGCGCCTCAAGCCTTGGCGCACCCCCAATGGGGACGTATTCGTGGATTTGTGGGTGGACGCGGTGCGCCACACCGTGGCGGTGAAGAGCGAGGCCTTCACGGGTCTCCTCTACCTCATTGCGGCGCAGGCGGCCCCCGGCAAGATGGTGAGTGCCAAGGCGGTGGATGAGATCCGCGCCTACTGCGTGGGGACGGCCCTTGCTTCCCAGCGGATCTTTCCGGCCTTCGTGCGCCTAGGTGGGGACCACCGCGCCATCTGGTACGACCTGGGGGACGACACCCACAGGTGCATCAAGTGGAGTGGGGGTACGTGGGGGGTGGTGCAGCCCTCGCAGGATGCCCCCCGCTTCTATAGGCCTTCGGGGATGCTGGCCCAGACCCTTCCGGGGAATGAGGCTGGGGACCTCGTGGAGATACTGAGGAGGCATGTGCGGGCGCGGGAAGACGACCTCTACCTGATTGCGGCGTGGCTCGTGGGCTCCTTCAAGGTGGGGGGCCCCTACCCCATCCTGATTATCAATGGGGAGCAGGGTAGCAGCAAGAGTACTACCACGAGGCTCCTCAGGAGGCTGGTGGATCCCCACGCGAGGGATATGCGGGAGCCCCCCAATGGGAACAGGGATCTCGTGGCGGCCGTGAAGAATTCGTATGTGCTGGCCATCGACAATGTGTCCTCGCTGCAGGGGGGCCTCAGTGATTCCCTCTGCCGCATCTCGACGGGGACCGGGGCCCTCGGGGGTCGCGCCCTCTACACGGATAGCGATGAGGCGGCCTTCACGGCCTGCAGGCCCATCGTCCTCAATGGGATTCCCTCCTTCGCGGAGAGGGAGGACCTGGTGTCCCGCAGCATCAATGTGGAGCTGCCGAGCATCCCGGCCACCGAGAGGATGGATGACGACACCTTCTGGGCCCGCTTCGAGGATGACCTGCCCCACCTCCTCTGTACGCTCTTCGAGTGCGTGGCGAAGGCGCAGAAGGGGTTTGCCGACGTGCGGCTCAATGAGAGTCCCCGCATGGCGAACTTCGCCCGGTGGGCCTATGCGGGGATGGGCCATGAGGCGGGGAGCCGCTTCCTCGACGCCTACTCGAAGAACAAGATGGAGGCGTCGGCCCACTTCATCGAGCATAATGAGGTGGCGCAGGCACTCGTGGCCCTCATGAAGGACAAGGAGGTCTGGTACGGGTCGTGGAGCAAGCTGCTCAATGATCTTTCTCCGGTGGCCATCCACACCAAGTACTGGCCTAACAATTCCCTCCAGTTGCGCAACAGGATGGTTCGTCTCAGCGAGGACTTGCGCCGCTGTGGCCTCGAGTGGCGCAGCAATGGGCGTGAGGGTGGAACGGGCCGCAGCAGCATCGAGGTGCGGCGGCTCAAGGCGTATGTCAACAACCACATCTTGACGAGCGTGACATGAAGGAAATACCGGAGCTGGAAGCGGCCAAGGAACTGGTGCGGAAGGAGCGCCCCAAGATCCTCTTCAAGAAGCGTTACAGGGAGGATCTGAGTCCTGAGGAGGAACTCTTCTGCCGCGAATACCTCTTGCATGGGAATGCGACGCAGGCCATCAAGGCTACCGGCTACGAGGGGAGGAATCCCTCCGTCATCGGCAGCAATTGGCTCAAGAGGCCCCGCATCCAGAAGAAGCTGGCGAGGTTGAAGACGCGGGACGAGGCGCAGGCCGACATGACCCGCGACATCTACCTGGCGATGCTCAAGGATACCTACCAGAGGGCCATGGCTGACGGAGACTACAGTGGGGCTAACAGGGCCATGGAACTCATCGGGAAGCACCTGGGGTACCTCGTGGACCAGAAGGCCGTCTTCACTGCCACCAAGAAGATAGAGAACCCGGAGGCCATGCAGGCGGAGGTGCAGCGGCTGGCCAGGATCGCGGGGGTCCCGCTTGAGTGAGGAACTCCTCGAGAAGCTGAAGGACCTGGCGGAGATGAAGTGCCGCCAGTCCTACTACTCCTATCTGCAGTATGCGGCACCTTGGATTCTTCCCGAGGGCTTCGTGGATGGTCGCCACATCCGGCAGATTGCCGAGCTTCTTCAGTGGGTGGAGGAGACTCCCCGCGCCCGAGCCATGATCTTCATGCCACCACGAAGCATGAAGAGTGTCAACGCTTCGGTCCTCTACCCCACGTGGATCCTGGGCAGGCACCCCACCTGGCAGGTGATGGGCGTGAGTTATGGGCAGGAGCTGGCCAATGCATTTGGCAGGGATACCCGCAACATCATCATGGGCGAGGACTACCAGCGCATCTTCCCCACTAAAGTGCGCAGCGACTCGCGGGCAACCAACAGGTGGGATACGGAACAGGGAGGCAGGTATGTCGCTGCTGGTATTACTGCTGGCATTGCAGGTCGTGGTGCTAATCTGGCCATCATAGATGATCCCCTCAGCGAACAGGATGCGATGAGCAAGAGTTCCCGCGAGTTCGTCAAGAACTGGTGGCCTGGGGGTCTTCGCTCCCGACTCCAGCCCGATGGGCGCATCCTCATCGTCACCACGAGGTGGCATGAGGAGGATTTGGCGGGCTGGCTCCTCAGCAGCGCGGAGAATGACCCTCGGGCGGAGCAGTGGCGGGTCCTCAGCATTCCCGCCCTCGATGAGGAGGAGGAGTCCTACTGGCCGGAGAGGTGGCCCACCGAGCATCTCAGGGGGCTTCGGGATGACCCCACGATGCCCCGCTCCCAGTGGAATGCCCTCTACATGCAGGAGCCCACGGGTGAGGAAGGCAACCTCATCAAGATGGAGAACATCAGGTGGTGGCCCAAGGACAAGCCCCTTCCCACTTGCGACAGCATCATCATGAGTGCGGACACCGCCTTCGGCAAGAAGGAGACCAACGACTACAGCGTGTTGCAGGTGTGGGGCATCTTCAGTACGGGCTTCGAGGATAGCAGGGGCAAGGAGTTCAACGTGCCCAATGCGTTCCTCCTGGCCAACAGGAGGGGCAAGTGGGAGTACCCCGAGCTGCTGGAGCAGGCCCGGCAACTGGCCAGGAAGTATAGCCCGGACAGGATCATCGTGGAGAAGAAGGCCTCAGGGGAGGTCCTCTACCCCGACCTGCAGAGGGCTGGCCTCCCCGTCATACCCTATGTGCCGGGGAAGGGGCAGGACAAGATGGCTCGCGTCCACGCCATCATGCGCTTCTTTGTGTCGGGGCGGGTGTGGTTCCCGGAGGAGCAGGACTTCGCCTACAACCTGGTGGAGGAGGCCCTCGCCTTCCCCAAGGGCAAGCATGATGACCAGGTGGACGCCATGACCATGGCCCTCCTCTACCTGAGGGATAGCTTCGCCCTCTACAATCAGGATGACCAGGTCTACGACGAGGAGGCCCCCAGGAAGCGCAAGACCTACTGGAGGCCTTGATGTTTTCCCCCGACTCTGGTAGGATGGAGCGATGCCGATAGAGAATCCTTTCTCCGAGATCCCCGCCCTGGGCCTCAAGTCCGCCATCGTTGAACTCGATGATGGAGGGGCTGACGTTGATCTCGAGGTGGAGGAGGAGTCCGTAGACATCACGGACCACTACGCCAACCTGGCGGAGCATCTCAGCGAGGCCGACCTGATGGGGGTGGGCTCCACCATCCTCGACAACGTCAAGAGCGACTTCGACTCGAGGTCGGAGTGGGAGTCCCTCATCGTCAAGGGCATGGAGGAGCTGGGCCTCAAGATAGAGGAGACGGCGGAGCCCTTCGAGGGGGCCTGCAGTGCCCACCATCCCCTCCTCCTGGAGAACGTCGTCAAGTTCCAGAGCAAGGCCTCGCAGGAACTCTTTCCGGCGGCGGGCCCGGTGCGCACCAAGGTGTGGGGTGCGACCTCCCCCGCCAAGGAGGCTGCGGCCTCCCGCCTCAAGGAGTTCATGAATTGGCAGATCCTCGAGGACATGGTGGAGTACTTCGATGAGACGGAACGACTCCTCTTTGCTCTCCCTCTCATGGGATCTTGTTTCCGAAAGCTGTACTTTGATAATGGACTTGGTCGCCCTGTGGCAGAGTACGTGCCCGTCGATCAGTTCGTCGTCTCCTACAACGCCCCCGACCTCCGCCGCGCAGAACGATACACCCACGTGATCTTCCGCAACGAGGAGGATTTCCGGGGCGACGTGGCGTCGGGCCTCTACCGGGACGTGGCCATCGGGGCCCCCGGCATGGTGGAACTCAACCCCATCGCCCAGAAGGTCAATGAGCTGCAGGGCGTCACGGCCCCCGAGACCTTCAAGGCCTACGTCCTCTATGAGTGCCACGCCTACTTCAAGTTCGATGGGCTGGAGGAGACGGAGGCGGGACCCCTGCCCTACATCGTTACCATCGACAGCACCTCGCGCCGCGTCCTCAGCATCAGACGCAATTGGGATCCCAACGATTCCCGCAAGCGCAAGCTGGAGTGGTTCACCCACTACCGCTACGTCCCCTCGATGGGCTTCTACGGGCTGGGCCTCATCCACCTCATTGGTTCCCTGGCGAAGACCGCTACCCTCACCATGCGGGCCCTCGTGGACGCGGGCATGTTCGCCAACCTGCAGGGCGGCTTCAAGCTGAAGTCGATGCGGGTCGTCGGGGGCAACGATCCCATCGGGGCCGGTGAGTGGCGCGACGTTGATGCCACCATCCAGGACATCAGCAAGGCCATCTTCCCCCTGCCCTACAAGGAGCCCTCGCAGACCCTCCTTGCCCTCTTCGACAAGACTGTGCAGGCAGGCCAGAAGTTCGCTGACACTACGGAGCAGGTCATTGCGGATAGCACCAATTACGGGCCCGTGGGCACCACGCTGGCACTCCTGGAGGCCAGCACCAAGTTCTTCTCCGCTACCCACAAGCGAATCCACGAAGCCCAGAAGCAGGAGTTCAAGATCCTGCGCAGGCTCGACCGCGACTACCTCTCCAACTACCCCTACGAGATCCAGGGTGCCCCCCGCGAAATCTTCCGTGAGGATATCCGGGCCGAGGTGGACATTATCCCCTCCTCTGATCCCAACACCCCCAGCAACGCCCACCGACTGACGAGGGCCACCACCCTCCTGCAGATGGCGCAGCAGGCCCCGCAGCTCCACGACATGCGGGAAATCTACAGGCGCGTCTACTCCGCGATGGAGGTGGACAACCTCGACAAGGTGATGCCGCCGCCGCAGAACCCGCAGCCCCTCAGCCCCATCGAGGACCTCATGGCCCTCACGCAGGGCAAGCCCATCAAGGCGTTCCCGGGCCAGGACCACCAGGCCCACATCGCCGCCAAGATGGCCTTCCTGCAGGATCCCATGGCAGGGGCGTCCCCCGTCTTCCAGGCCCTCGCCCCCATGGTCCAGGCCAACATCCAGGAGCATATGCTCCTCCAGTACGCCGAGGCCGCCATGGCCATGGGTGCCCAGGGGGACCAGGCGCAGGCGCAGGCGGTGCAGCAGGTTGCCACCATGAACATCCAGCGCGCCCAGGCCCAGGCCCAAGCTGCCGCCCAGGGCCAGCAGGATCCCACGGTTCAACTGGGCATGGCTGAACTCCAGCTCCGCTCCAAGGAGCATGAGGACAAGATGCTCAACAATGCGGCCCAGCTTGCGGTGCGCAACAGGGAGCTTGACCTGCGCCAGCAGGCCCAGGACCAGAAGGGTTTCGTGGAGGGACTCAAGGTCAAGCAGAAGGATGCGGACTCCACCCGCAAGGCGGCCGTCGCCGCAGTCACCGCAATGGGGAGGCAGACAGGTGCCCAGTAAGTCTTTCAAGCAGGCTCGCACGATGGCGGGCGCTGCCCACGACCCAGTCTTTGCTAAGAAGGTGGGCGTTCCACCCAAGGTAGCAAAGGAATTCAACAAGGCCGATGACAAGAGCGGCTTTCTCGGCAGCGCCATGCGGGCGAAGGGTCCCGCCTTCAAGGAGGGTGGCAAGGTGAAGAAGTTTGCAGAGGGTAGCCAGGTCAGTGCTGAGGACGAGGCGGAGTACCGTAGCTCGGGCCAGTACCTCGCGGACAAGATGCGCCTCGAGGCCGCCAACAACAAGGCCAAGATGGACGACATGATGAAGGGCATTCAGGAGCGACGCCGCCAGGCACCGCCCCCCAGGAGTGACCGCAACAACCCAGACCGGGGCACCATCACCCGAGGCTTTTCCAAGGGTGGCGGCGTCAAGGGCAAGGGCGCCGAGCAGCGGGGCACCCGTCCCGCCAAGTACTACTGAAAGGAAACGACATGGCTAAGATGATGAAGGGCGGCAAGATGGGGGATCCCTCGAAGCTGCCGACCGAGAAGTTCTCTGCCCGCGCCAAGAGGGCCACCCTCCGGGGTGACGACATGGGCACCTTCAAGAAGGGTGGCATGACGAAGATGGCCAAGGGCGGCTACATGAAGGGCGGCAAGTGCTGAAGCACTTCGAGAGGGCCATAGAGAGTCGGCGGCGCGATATCGGGCTGGCATTGCTCGAGGGCGCTGCCGACAACTACGATAAATATCAGTGGCATGTGGGCTACTCTGCTGGTATGTTGGCGGCATTGACCCTCCTGAAGGAGATCGTTGATGCAGATGCCGACCCCGAAGAGCGCAGGTAACACTACTTGGTGGACCGACCCTACTATCCAGGATCCCGCCGATCTCCCCACGGTGAGGGGATGGCGCATCCTGGTGAGGCCGATCCCCAACGCCCCCAAGACGAAGGGCGGGATCATCATCCCCGACGCGACCATCGAGACGATGGACCTCATTCGCAGCGTGGGCCAGGTGAAGGTGGTGGGCCCCATGGCCTACACGCGCCCCGATATGGGCGACGAGCCCTGGTGTTCGGTGGGGGACTACATTCTCTACCCGCGCTACTCTGGAGCCAAGTTCTCCTATGGTGGCGTCAAGTTCCTCCTGCTCAACGATGATGAAGTGCTGGCGGTCATCCAGGATCCCGCCCGCATCAACGAGTGAGGGTATTGACAACCCCACTCCTTTCAAGTATTCTGGGAATGCGTAACGCAGGATCGCAACTGTGAATGAAGACAAAGAGTGGGTCGAGGTCGAGGTGAACAACCCCGCCCCCGAAGCTCCGAAGGCCGACGTGACCCCCGTCGAAGCGCCCCCGGAGAAGCCTGAGGAAGACGTTTCAGAGCTGGGCCACCGAGCCCAGAAGCGCATCAAGAAGCTCCTTGGCTCGAACAAGGAATTGCAGGCAGAGCAGCAGCGCCTCAAGGAGGAGTTGCAGGCTGCCCGCAAGGAGGCCGAGGAGGCCCGGCTGAAGGCGAAGGAAACGGAGTCCACGGCTTACGACCTATACGGCAAGTCGGCTTCTGACAAGATCAAGCTGGCCGAGAAGAGGTTCCAGGACGCCTACGATTCGGCGGACAAGGATGCCCTCCTCCAGGCACAGCACGAGCTTATCGAAGCCAAGCTGGAAGTCAAGGCCCTTGAGGCATGGCAGCGCAACCAGAAGGCTCCCGAGCCTACCCCCGCGCCGCAACCCCCTCAGCCCCAGTCCCAGCTCGCCCCCATCACCAAGGATTGGATGGATTCCAATTCCTGGTTCGGCAGGGGGCCCGATGCCGACAGGGTCGCGACGGCAACCGCTGTTGCCATCTCCGATGACCTCATCGAGGAGGGGTTCGACCCCAACTCGGCAGAGTTCTACGAGGAGGTGGAGAAGCGGGTCCTGGCTGAACTCCCCCGCATGGCATCCAAGCTGGGGCGCAAGGTCCAGGAAGAGCCTCGCAAGGCAATTGTCGCCGGGCAGTCGCGCACTCCCGGAAGGCGTGTCCGCCTCGATGAGGGTACCGTGAGGGCGTCCAAGCGCCTGGGTGCCTCCCTCGAGGACACTGCCCGCTACCAGGAGAAGATCCAGGATGCGGGCGACGGCTACGTCACAATCGACATTCAGCGCGGAAGGAAGTGAACATGACGATGCACCGTACTCGCGACGAGGAAGCTCGCCGCCGGGAGTGGAAGGAGCCCAACGAGCTGGATGTGCCGGAGTCCCTGACCCGGCGCCTCAAGAGCGAGGGGTTCGGAACCAGGTGGATCCGGGTGATGCTCGAGGGCAAGCCCGACCCCGTCAACGTCATGACGCGCCTTCGTGAGGGCTACGAACTCCTCCGAAAGGACGATGCCCCCGAGTGGACCGAGGCTCCTTCCCTGGAGTACGGCAACCACGGGAACATCATCGTCATCGGGGACCTGGCCCTCGCCAAGCTCCCTCTCGACATCAGCGAGTCTCGTACTCGCCAGATGGCCGAGAGGACCCGGTCCCTGGCCGACGCCATCGACCGACAGCTTCAGGAGAATCGGCAGCTCAACCGGGCCATGCCGATCTCCAACAGGGGATCTAGTAGCAAGGTGTTTTCTGGTGGCCGCACCCCTACTCTAGACTGAACCAAAGGGCCGCCGCGTAAGGAGTATACAGCATGGCTACTACGAAGCGGCCCTTCGGCCTCCAGCCGGTGCGTATCCGTGGCGGTGCCCCCAACACGGGTGCCCTGACCACGTACCGTGTCGGCGCTTCCGCCGGTCCCTCGGACATCGGCAATGGCGACCCGATCAAGATGATCCCGGGCGGCCAGATCCAGGCCTGCACGGCTGCCGCCGACTACACCCTCGGCGTGGCCAAGGGCTTCAAGTGGGTGGACCCGGTCACCAAGAGGCCGACCTGGTCGCCGTACCTTCCGGCGGGCACGTCTTCGGCGGACAGCAACATCTACGCCTACGTCGTGGATGATGCCGTGGCCACGTTCATCGTCCAGGCCGACGCCTCGGTGACGGTGGGCGACGTGGGGCTCAACTTCGAGCTTTCGGCCATTGCCTCGGTCAACACCACGTATGGCCAGTCGCAGGCGGTCCTCAAGGCCTCCACGCGCACCACGGCCAGCAAGCTCGTCCGTCTCATCGGTCTCTACGACACGCCGGACAACTCGTGGAATGACGCCTTCCCCATCGTGGAAGTGCGCTGGGTCCAGCATCGCGACACCCAGGCCTCTGCCTTCTAAGGAGTAAAGACACATGGCAGCTATCACTAGGGCTAACATCGCCAAGCAGCTTCTCCCCGGCCTCAATGCCGTGTTCGGGGTGGAGTATGGCTCGGTCGATGACCAGCATCTCCCGCTGTTCGAGATCGAGAACTCCGAGCGTGCGTTCGAGGAGGAGGTTCTCTTCACCGGCTTCGGCAGCGCGCCGACGAAGGATGAGGGTGCCGCCGTCGAGTACGACAACGCGCAGGAGGCCTGGACCTCTCGCTACACGATGGAGACCATCGCTCTCGCGTTCTCGATCACCGAGGAGGCCATGGAGGACAACCTCTATGATACCTTCGCGCGTGTTCGTGCCAAGGCCCTCGCTCGTGCGATGGCCAACACGAAGCAGGTGAAGGCGGCGAACGTCTACAACAACGGGTTCAACACCTCCTTCGTGGGTGGTGACAACGTCCCGCTGTTCTCGGCGGCGCACCCCACCATCGGTGCTGGCAACTTCAGCAACACGGTGGCGGTGGACCTCTCGGAGACGGCCCTCGAGAATGCCCTCATCAACATCTCGCTCTTCCGAGATGACCGAGGCATCCTCATCGGCTCCAAGGGTGTCAGCCTGCATCTTCCGCCGCAGCTCCAGTTCGTGGCGGAGCGCATCCTGAAGAGCCCGGGTCGCGTCGGTGTCACGGACAACGACATCAACGCGATGAAGTCGATGGGCATGCTTCCGGGCGGCTACACCGTCAACCAGCGTTTCACGGACACGAACGCCTGGTTCATCAAGACGGACGCCCCCAACGGCTCGAAGATGTTCGTCCGAGTCCCGCTCCAGACGAAGATGGAGCCGGATTTCGACACGGGCAACCTGCGCTTCAAGGCCCGCGAGCGTTATGCGTTCGGCTGGTCGGACTGGCGCGGCTGGTACGGCTCCTCGGGCGCTACCTGATACGTAGCCCCTGGGTAGGTGGGAGGGCTGGGGGAAACCCTGGCCCTCTTGCTTTTGCGGGGTAGCTATGCTACACTGGCATACCACCCCGGCGTCAGAATCGGGGGACAAGATTTCCCCCTAAGCACGGAGTGCAACATGTCTCGTTTTACGCGCGAAGCCTTCCCCGTTGTCGTCGTCGCCTCGGCTGGCACCTCCACCGCCGACTTCGGCGTTGACACGGATGGCTCCCTCATCCTGAACCAGGTCGTCGCGGCCTCCCTCAACGGCATGAACGTGTCGTCGGCCCCGGCTTACCTGCCCATCAAGAATGCGGCGGGCACGGTCTACTACCTCCCCGTCTACACGACCATCGCGTAAGGTGCCGGGATGTCCTGGACTCAGGTCAAATCGGTATTCTGCAGCGTCGTGTCGGCAGTGCAGGTGGATCATCCCAGCCGACTCCGCAGCCTCTACCTCCACAGTGATGTCGCCGGTACCCTCTACTTCTATGATGCGAGTGCCGCCGTCAGCACCACGGGTCCGCTGCGAGTCCGCTTCGAGATGCCCCACCGCGCCGCCATAGGCAACCCTGACACGGCCAGCGTCTAC